TTACGGAAGCCAAGGAAACAGGTTGGCGTGGATCTCAGTGGTATTGAGGCACGATGCTTAGCGCATTACACATTTCCTTTTGATGGGGGATCGTTTGCTGATGAAGTATTGAACGGCGATATTCACACAGCAAATCAAAAAGCTGCTGGTCTTACAACAAGAGATCAAGCTAAAACTTTCTTCTACGCCTTAATGTATGGTGCTGGAGCAGAAAAACTAGGTACTATCACAAATCAAAACGGCGCAAAACTTAAGCAGCGATATTTCAAAAACATGCCAGCTCTTGGTGAGCTAACTAAACGAGTCACACAAAAAGCAGAAAAGGAAGGATTTGTAAAAGCTTTAGATGGTAGAAAGATACAGATACGTTCTTCGCATAGTTCTTTAAATTTTCTTCTGCAATCAGCAGGAGCACTAATTTCAAAGGTTTGGTACATCAAGTGCTATGAGTTGTTAACAAACGCTGGTTTGGTTTACGACAAAGATTGGTACTTTTTAGCTCACGTCCACGATGAAATTCAATTTTCAGTCCTTGATGAACATGCAGAACGAGTCGGATCATTGGCAGTTGAAGCTGCTGCCTTGGCAGGAGAGGCTCTTGGATTACGAATTAAAGTCGATGCCGAATACAAAATCGGAAACAACTGGGCTGAATGCCACTAAGGTTTGTACGGTTTGTGAGCAAGAAAAACCAGTTACAGCGTTTTCTAAAGACAAACAAAAACCAGATGGTTATTATCCACACTGCAAGGTGTGTAACAACCTGAACACTAAAAACCGTAGGAGACTACGTGAACAAAACCCGCTTCCAGAAGACAGTCGCTGTGAATGTTGCAGAAAGGTAAAGAAGCTAGTTTTGGATCATTGCCATAAAACGCAATCGTTTCGAGGCTGGCTTTGTAACGACTGCAACACAGCTTTAGGTAAGCTTGGGGACAATACAACAGGCGTCCTAAAGGCACTGGACTATTTGGAAAGGAAAAATATGCTATGGGAACACCAACAAGGAGGTGACGATGACTTGGCTGCTGCTTGATGCCGACATGCTTCTGTATCAAACAGTTGCTAGCTGCGAAACTGAGATCGAATGGATGCCTGACATCATCACGACTCACCTACCAGTCAAACAGGCTCAATCCATGTTCAAAACTCTTGTCTCTCAAAAAGAGAAGCAAGCTAAAGCAACACGTACAACTCTTTGTTGGACCTCTGAAATCAACTTTAGAAAAAACGTTGATTCGACTTACAAAGGAAACCGCGTCAACAACCACCGCCGTAAACCTGTTGGTTATGCGGCAACCAAAATGTGGGCAGAAGAGGTGTTTCCTTCAGAAAGCTGGTACAGCCTAGAGGGTGATGACGTTCTTGGTATTCTCGCCACTCGTAATGAAGACAAAACTGTGATTTGGTCTGGAGACAAAGATCTACAACAAATCCCAGGTCGTCATCTTGATAACGATGGCAACATTTACAACATTTCTCAACTTCAAGCCGATGTCTATTTTTATCGTCAGATTCTTACCGGTGATACCACTGACGGCTATCCTGGTTGCCCTGGGGTTGGCCCAAAAACAGCCGAAAGGCTTATTTCAGAAAGCGACTTTTCAGAAGCCTCCGCATGGAGAACTGTAGTTGAACAGTACAAAAAGAAAGGGTTAGGAGCAGATTACGCTTTAACTCAAGCTCGTTTAGCTCGCATTCTTCGCAACACTGAGTACACCTTTGATGAACTTCAATTATGGACACCACTTCAGATCCAATCAGACCAAACCACTACGCCTATGACGAAGGAGTCATAGAGTGTATCGATTACATTGAGAGCCACGCGTTTGATTTTCTTGAGGGTAACGTTATCAAATACGTAACTCGGTATCAACACAAAAACGGAACCGAAGATCTCAGAAAAGCAAAGTGGTATCTTGAACGACTAATTAAACGCAACGAAGATTTTGACAACAGAAAAATCTATAAAGCAATTCTTGAAACAAATGAACTTGAACTCTAACGCTGGGATTGTCAAACACTGGATGGAGAAAGCTGAACAGCTTGTTGATCCTGACAGTGAAAACCAACTAAGGTATGTCGAAGAAGAATTTTACGAGCTTCTTCACGCCTGGAAGAACGAAACAAGACCAGAGGTTATTAAAGAAGCTTGCGATCTTCTTTGGGTTACCTATGGCTTGTTGCACACTCTTAATGTCGATCCTGATCAAGCCTTTGACAGGATTGCCGCGTCCAACTACTCCAAATTTCCTTTTACAAAGGTTGAAGGAAAGGTCCAAAAAGGACCAGACTATGAAGCTCCCAACCTGACAGATCTTTGACTCCAATGAACCCTGCTATTGCAATGACGGGCCGCGTTGAAAGCTGGCTCAACAATCCAACTCGCCGCTATCCAATTAGCTGCACAGTATTTGTGGTGGAAGACACCATGGATGAAAACAGCGATGGCTTGGAAGGCTCCTGGCAGTTTGCTAGTAAAGCTTTGCGATATGGTGCAGGCGTTGCTGTTCACCTCTCTAAACTTCGTGCCAAAGGAACCACTAACAGCCACGGAATGGTCGCATCAGGCCCCTGTGGTTTTATGGAGATTTACAGCAAGTTCAACGAAATTCTTCGTCGCGGTGGTACCTACCGTAATGGTGCGATTGTGTGTCATCTTGACGCAGACCATAGTGACATTTTGGAGTTTGTTAATTACGATCGCGCTCGTATTCCTTGGGTCAAGCGTTGTGTCAACGTTGATCCAGACATCATCAACGAGCCCGACAAACTAGCAGCAATCATGAACGCTGCTCGTCGTGGTGATGTGTGGATTGTTAAAAAGCAGTACGACTCAAACGGTGAGCGAATTTACTCCAACGTTTGTCAAGAGATTTTGCTTAAAAGTCGTGATACCTGTTTGCTTACTCACGTCAATCTTGGTATCACTAAAATTGAAGACATCGAGCAAGCGTTTGTTGATGGCATGAAGTTCCTTTGTGAACTTTATGAAAAGACTGGTGTTGATGATTCTGGAATCTATACCCGCAAAGATAATCAAGTTGGGTTGGGTGTTCTTGGTCTTGCAAATCTTCTAGCTATTGAAGGTGTGAGCTACAAAGAGTTTGTTAAAGCTCTTCGTTTGGCAAACAACCGAATGAACTTTTGGATGCTTGACACTAAAGCACACCAAATTGCTGAAGCGCTCTACAAGGGCTTCCAAGCGGCCTCTAAGGTGGCTGATGACTACAACATGTCCAGAGCTTTTACTGTGGCTCCTACAGCGTCTTGTGCGTACCGCTACGAGGATCGTGAAGGGTTTACTACAACCCCCGAAATTTCACCTCCGATTAGCCGAGAGGTAGATCGTGATAGTGCAACTTTGGGCGTTCAAAGTTATACATTTAATCCAAAATGTGAAACTGCTGAAGAAGTTGGTTGGGATACTTTCTTTGAACTTAACTGTGAGTGGCAGCGTTTGATGGATAGCACCAAAAAAGCTCACGCAATTTCTATGAATTGGTGGTCAGATATGACAACAATGGACCGTCAATTTATGTCACGATGGATAAACTCCCCCTTGAAGAGTTTGTATTATTCACTTCAAGTGATGTCTGATACTCAAGACAAATCTGACGCTTACGCTGCATTAAAAGATGTAGATGTTGATGATTACTTGAGCCATCTGATTGAAGGGGCAAATGTTGAACCTCAGTGTGACTGCGCGGAATGATGAATCCTTATCAGAAACTACTTGCTCGAAAGCGTACTTGGACTCCAGTACAGCAAACCAAAGGTAAATTAAAAGAGGGCGCGGAGGAAACAATCTACCGCGCTCTTGCGCTTCGTCAGCTTGAACTCCCTGTTGGTGATTTTATTCACGAGGCTCTTCAAAAAGAGATCCCACAAGCAGCACGAGAGCTTCTCATTTCAAACATTAAAGATGAGGAAAAACATGACACAGCACTCGGATATGCAGCAGCAGCTTTGGGTACAAACCCACAAGCTGAAGAGGAAGCACGACGCCTTAAAGAAGCTTGGATCGCTCATCCAGACCACACCGTACTCAAAGCAATGGTGGCTGAGAGAGCTGTATTCTTCGTTCTCCTCCCGTTCTTTCGCTTCTGTGGAGACAGCGGACTGAGAACCGTTTCAGCAGATATTAGTCGTGATGAACAAGTTCACGTTGCTACCAATAGCCTTGTTTGTCGGGAGCTGGGGCTTACTGTCAGTCCTTCTCTTGATAAACTCCGCAAGGCAACAATTAATTGGGTGATGCAACCTCTTAAAAAATCAGAAGATAAACACCTTGATCGTCAGTTTTGGATCGATCAAAGTGACAGCTTGATGTACGCAGGAAAAGCCGAGGGTCTTATTGAAACTCGTCGTTCTCGTATGCCTGCGTTTTTTGAGATGAGCAACTCTGATCTTCCAAGCTACGCTTAATAAAGCAACAGTCTGTCCCTATGGCCTTTCCTACTAGAGAATCTTTAATCGATCAATACGCTCGTAATGTTTTTCTTCCTGAAATTATGCGGGAAGCTGAACGTGAGTTGGGTGACGATGGAAAGCGAGCTTACAGTCAGCAAAGGTCTAGGGACTTTGCAATTAACAATTTTAAAAACCTTGTCCTTCGTGGAGAAACAAAAGGAAAAGGTTATCAATCTGGTGGTTCTCTTTTTAAATACGCACAAAATTTTGAAAACTATTATGGCGGATTGATTCAAACTGAACTAACTCGTCAAGAAAATCTTTATGCTGCAGAAGTTGCTGAACAACGGCGACTTACTCAAGCTGCTATTGCTCAATCTTCTAAAGAAATTGCAGCTGCTCAAAAAGGTCTTGCTTCTTCTCAAGCTTCTGCACGTCAACAAATTGCAGCTACAGAAGCTGAAAGAACTAGAAGTCTTGCAGAAATTGAAAAATCACGAGCAGAAGCAGAAGCAAAAATTCAACAAGCTACTGAAGCTGCTGAAGCTATGTCTAAACGCTACGCAGCCGCTGCTTCTGCACAAACCCAAGCTGCTAAGTCTGGACAAGTCCGAACCAAAGTCGGTTCTCCAGAACAGCTTCGTACTCAACCAGCAGCAGCTAAAACACCTGTTGGACAGCCACGCGTAGCTCGTACTCGTCTTACTGTAGGAAGCGGCGTTGGTGGCTATGGTGGTACCAGTGCTGGTCAACTTACTCCTACTGGTTTAAATATATGAACGTTTATATTGATCCTGATATTATTAAATATCTAGATGAAATGTATCCAGATAAAGCTCCTGATCTTAGTATGGATCAGAAGGCTGTTTGGTTTTATGCTGGGCAGATTTCAGTAATTAGACATCTTAAAGAGCAATTAAAGCTTCAAGAGGAGAGTAAGTATGAGTTGGCTTAACGCTCTAGTCTCTCTCGCAACAGCAGGTTTAGGTGCTTACTCTGCTTACAAAACGAGAGAGCAAAAAGCTTCACAATTTAAACAATCAGCAAAGCTTTCTAGAGCTTCTACTGACGCTGCTATTAAACAAGCAACAGCTACACGTAAAGCTGCTATTAAGCAACAAGAGCAAATGCGTGCTCAGCTTGCACAGCAATCAGCAGCATCTCAAAAAGAACTTGAAGCTCTTAGGGGACGCACCCTTGCTATTCAAACGCAAGCGCAACAAGCTCAAGAGCAATCGAAAGCACAGCTAGCTCAAGCTCGTAAAACTTCTGCTGCTCAAATTGCACAAGCACAGCAAGCTTCTGAAGCACAGATTGCACAAGCTGAAAAATCTTCGCGTCGGCAAATCGCACAAGCGCAAGCTTCGTCTAAACTTGCTATTCAACAGCGTCAGCTTCAAGCTGCTATGGCTCGCTCACAAGAGGCACGACCTCCTGTTTCTTCACGGGTTCGCAAGCGGACCGGAACTCCTGCAAGCATGAGAACTGGTGTTGACATTGGTTCAGCTCTTGCAATTGGAAGCGGAGGAGGAACTGGCGCTACTACTGGAACCCGTATTGGTGGATTGAATGTCTAAAGCTGCAGCTCGTTATTCGGCACTAGAGCCGGAAAAAAGCATCTACCTTGATCGCGCTATTGAGTGTAGTAAATACACCCTGCCGACTCTTATTACCGATAACGATCGCAGCACGGGTAAAAACTATTACACCAAGATCCAAACTACGTACCAAGGTCTTGGTGCTCGTGGTGTAAATAATTTGGCAAGCAAACTTTTGATTGCTTTGCTCCCTCCTAATCAATCCTTCTTTCGTCTCTCTGTAGACGATATGAAGCTCAAGCAAGAACTAGAAAACTATAAAGAACTTCAGTCGCAGTTTGATCAACAACTAGCGCTGATGGAACGTTCCGTCATGCGTGACATTGAAGAGTCTGGTGATCGCACTGCACTGTTTGAAGCACTTAAGCATCTAATCATTGGTGGCAACGCTCTGCTTTACATTGCAGAAAACGGTACTAGGGTTTACCCACTTAAGTCTTTTGTAGTTAACCGTGACCCAGAAGGTAACGTTCTTGAAGCTGTAGTTCGTGAAGAGGTTAGTCCTGATCTTCTTCCTGATGGAACTGCACCTAAAAATGTTGACGGTAAACTTGTTGATAAAACTGTTTTCCTTTATACCTATATCACTTGGGATTACGAAAAAGATAAGTGTATTTGGTATCAAGAAGCTTACGGAAAACAAGTAGGTAAAAACGGTTCTTCTCCTATTGAGAAAAGCCCTTGGATTCCTCTACGTATGTTCCGAGTAGCTCACGAAAGCTACGGACGTGGTTATGTAGAAGAACTTCTTGGTGATCTTAAAAGCCTTGAGTATCTTTCAAAAGCAATTGTTGAAGGATCTGCAGCAGCAGCAAAGATCATTTTCCTTTGCAATCCAAACGGTACTACTCGACCTGATGCACTAGCTCGAGCTGCAAACGGTTCGATCGTGGCAGGAAACCCTAATGATGTGGCTCCTCTGCAGATGCAGAAACAAGCCGATCTGACTGTTGCTCTAAATACTATTGCTCGTATTGAACAACGACTGAGTTTTGCGTTTCTTCTTAACAGCGCTATTCAAGCTGGTGCTGCTGGTCGTGACCGCGTCACAGCGGAAGAGATCAAAATGGTTGCAAACGAACTGGAAAGCGGACTCGGTGGGGTTTACTCCGTGCTGTCTGTTGAGTTGCAGCTTCCTCTAGTCAAACGCAAGATGGCTCTCATGGAGCGTCAAAAGCGTCTACCTAAACTTCCTAAAGATATTGTCCGACCTCAGATCACTACAGGTCTAGACGCACTTGGACGTGGAAACGATAAAGCCAAACTGATTGAGTTTCTTCAGACTATTGCTGGAACTCTTGGTCCAGAAACAATGGCTCGGTTTGTCGATAATCGTGAGTTGATCACACGCCTTGCTGCTGCTGATGGTCTTGATACCTACAAACTTATTAAATCTGAAGAACAATTGATGGCAGAAGATCAACAACAAGCTATGATGATGCAGCAACAAATGGCACAGCAAGATCCACAAAACGATCCTGCAAAACAAGCCGCACTTGTCAAAGCTGAAAATGACTCAATCAGGACCGACCAAGAAACCGCAAGCCGAGGTTAAAAAGCAAGAACCTAAATCGGAAATGCAGATTCTTCTCGAGCGTCTTCGGGAAGAAAAGCCTGCTGTTTACGATCAATATGTAGCAGCAGTACGTCAAAAGCGACCAGTTTGGGTTTATCCTGATCTGACTGTTCGTATTGGCTGATCATGGAAGTTATTGCTGAAGGCGTGTTGTCTCAAGAGACTGGTCCTTACAACGAACAAGATCTTCAAACTCTTGAGCAAAGCGAACAACAAGAACAACAAGAAGAACTGATCGGAGGCAAATTTAAATCTGCTGAAGATCTACTTGAGGCTTACCAACAACTTGAAAAAAGGCTTGGTAGGCAACCTCAAGATTCTCAAGAAGACCAAACCGATACACCTGAAGATCAGGAACAACCAGAAGAAATTTCTGTTCTTTCTGAAGAACAAGAAACAACCATTGTTGAAAGTATTGGTGGCTCTGAACAGTTCACTGCTGTTCAAGACTGGGCTAAAGAAAATCTTGATCCTGAAGAACTGGAAGCCTATAACCGCGAAGTAAATAGCGGTGATTACTACAGGGCTCGTAACGCTTTGCAGTCTTTGCATTATGCGTATCAAGACAACACTGGTTCTGAACCTGAATTGCTTGGTGGAAAACTTTCTGCTAACAGCAACGATGTGTTCCGTTCAACTGCAGAAGTTATGGAAGCAATGAACGATCCTCGTTATTTGAAAGATTCTGCATATACAAATGATGTGCAGGAAAAACTAGTACGTAGCGACGTTCTTGGTCCTAGGGGTTAGTATTAAAATAGCGAACGTAAAATTGTTGCCGCTGCGGCGATAACAACAGTAGAGCGAGCGCAACGTAAACTTTTCAACCAAACTTAGAAATGCCAGATTTTGCATCTCTTAGCCGGTTGGGTAGTATTAACAGCGTTCAGTACAACGCTGGTTCTGCCGCCGGTAACTACGAGCGTGAAAACGCTAACTTCCTGAAAATCTTTTCTGGGGAAGTTCTGACCACCTTCAACCGTGACACGGTCTTCAAAGACCTCACGATGAAGCGCAGCATTTCCTCTGGAAAATCTGCAAGCTTCCCAATTACGGGACGTTTCAGCAGCCGCTATCATCGCCCTGGTGATTGGATCACTGGTCAAGGTAACAAAGGCATGATCGGTGAGAAGATCATCACGATCGATGATCTGCTTATTGCCGATGCATCAATTTATGACCTAGAAGAGGCCAAACTGCACTGGGATGTTCGCAGCATCTACTCGCAGGAATTGGGACGTGCTCTTGCTCGGGCCTATGACCAGCGTCTTGCTCGCACCCTGCTGACTGCTTCTGAGTCTGACGGTCGTGTGAAGGATTGGGATTCCAAGCGCTTCCAACTGGCTGGCGGCACCTACGCTTCTGTGTCTGGTACCACCGTCACCATGAGCGCTAACTTCGCTACCGCTGAGCTTACCTATTGGGCTGTTGGTGAAGTTGTCTACGGTGAGGATTCCGGTGCTTATGCCGTCATCACTACTGCTCCTACCAACGGTGCTGCCACCTTCGGTATCAGCCCCATCTCTGCTATTGGTACTGGCTCTAACGCCACCTTCACTGTTGGCGAGCGTCTGTTCGTTCTGAACTCGCTGCCTGGTGGTACCTCTTACACTGGCATCAACCTCAACGGTGCTGCTGACCGCAACGCTCGTGGCGATCTGATCGTTGAGAACCTGTTCAAGGCTTGCCAGTCCCTGGACGAAAAAGATGCTCCTAAAGAGGGTCGTACCTGCGTTCTGAGCCCTGGCGCATATTATGATGTGCTGGCTTCCGATCGTGCGATTAACGTAGATTTCAACGGTGGCGATGGCCGTAACGGCACCTTCGCTGATAACCGTGTTGCTCAAGTGGCTGGTTTCCGTCTGGTGACCTCTAACCACCTGGGTACTGGTGCTTACACCAACGGCCAAACCTACGTCGGTATCGGTAACCAAGCCGCTACCACCCGTGGTGAGCGTCCTAACTACGTGAACGGTCGCGACGGTTCTGACGGTCAAGCCGCTGCTGGTACCAACGATTACTACCAGGACGAGCAAGGCAACGGCAGCTCCATTGCTAACTGCTTCGGTCTGTGCTTCACCAAAGAAGCCGTGGGTACCGTCTCGCTGAAAGACGTGTCCATGCAGATGACTGGCGCTGAGTACAAAGCAATGACTCAGTCCACCATGATGGTTGCCTCCTACGCTGTGGGTCACGGCATCCTGCGTCCTGAGTGCTGCGTCAGCCTGCTGCACGACGGCAATCCCTATTGATAATTACTTTCAGTTAATTACCAATACAATGGGGGAAGCAGAAATGTTTCCCCTTTTTTATTGCAATAATGGCAACCTCAAAACTAAGTGCAGTTAACACGCTTCTCGCCATTATTGGTGAAGCACCTATTAACTCTCTAAACCCACCTCTTACTGGAGACGCTAGTCTGGCAGAACGCACCCTTGATGAAGTTAGCCGAGAGGTTCAAGGTGCAGGATGGTCTTGGAACACTATGCTCTATGACTCCATTCCTTTGGACGCTGCTACAGGTCAGTCCCAACTCCCAAGCAACACTCTTGCTGTACGGTTTAATCCGCTCACGTACCCGTCTCAAAGGTTTGTTCTTCGTGGTTTGCGGCTTTTTGATCGCGTTAAAAATACATACGATTTGAGAACCAGCTTTGGTGTATCAATGACTGGTAACACTAGTGATCTAGTTGCTGAAGTTGTTGAAGAACTTAACTGGGACAGCATTCCAGAAACAGGTCGGCGTTACATCATGATTCGCGCTGGTCGTATGTTTTCTAACCGAGCTGTTACCTCTGCAAGTCTCGAAGCTTATACTCAAGAAGATGAGGCTGCTGCGTTGCAGACTTTGAAACGTACTGAAGATATGGCACAAAACTATAACTTTATTAGCGGTCCCGATGATATGTACGGCGGTCGCGTTACTACTGTTTTTGGTCCTGACATCCTGAGCCGCTAATGTCTAGAGAACTTTATAGCCAAATTATTGGTCCGTTAAACAAAGGTATTAATCAACAAGCTGACAGTTTTGTGCTGCCAGGTTTTGCAAAAGTTCTTGAAAACGCTAATTGCGATCTGGTTGAAGGTCTCAAAAAACGTCTCGGATCAGTTCCTGTAAAACGTGTAGACACTCTTACACAGAATGCTGGTGGTCAAGCTTTAACTACACCAATTAAATGGGATGAAGCTTTTTGCTTTGTCTATAACCGCAGTACTAATGAGCGGTTTATTTTGATGGTGGTTGATGATAGTAGAACTGTTACTCCAACAGGTGACACTACTAATGGATCATCTGTTGTTACTTCTGTAAGTTCTACTGCAGATTTGTTTGTTGGAGCTGGTATTACTGGTACTGGTATTCCTGCTAACACTAAAATCGTTGATATTGATACTGCTACTAGTCGGATTACTCTTGATAAAAACGCTACTGCTACAAATTCAGGGGTTTCTTTAACGGTTGAATCTAGTCGTACTTTTGTTACTGGCGTTTCTAACGTTGAACCGATTAGCGGTATTCTTCCTACCGTCGTTCCTGTAGAGCAAGATTTTGCAAACATCACGTCAGGAAATCTTGGGTATCTACGTGGCTCTGGTAGGGCTCGTGATCGGTTTAGGGCTACGTCGTTTCAAGACTATGTGTTCGTTACTAACATTCAAAAGAACACAGAATACAACAGCTCAGAAACGCTAACTCGATTTAACATTGGAGAAATTAGCTCTGAATATCAACCTATTAAAGCTCAGGTAACTGTTAAGTTTGTTGATTACGATACTCAATATCAAGTTATTGTCACTCTTGATAACGGAGAAGTGATTCGTGGTAACCACATTACGCCTTCTTTAACAGATCAAAACGGTAACGCAAACGTTGTAAGCACTGCAGACATCGCTGCCAAACTAATTAGCAATACTGACACTATTGCAGGTACAACTACAAACGGCAGTAACACTGTTACAAGCGTCTCAACAACAGACATTGCAAAAGTACAAACAGGAGAAAAGGTTACTGGCACTGGTATTCCTGCAAATACGTTTGTAGGCACTGTGGCTGCTAATAGCTTTACCCTTGTTAGCTACACAGGTACTTCTGTAAACGCAACAGCAAACGGATCTACAACCCTGACTCTTGGCGAAGGTTTAGATCAAACAGACATTAATAACCAACTTACTTTTGAACGTCAAGGATCTCAAATCCTTATTGGCCTAACAAATTCCTCTCGTTACATTGCGAGCATTGAAGCTACTGATGCTCGTGGTAACACCTTGATGGATGGATTTTCTAATCAAGTAACAGCTATTACAGAGCTTCCTGGTTCGTCTTGGGAGGGCTATACGGTTCTTGTGGCTCCTGATGGTGCTGCAGAACAAAGCTCGTACTACCTAAAGTTCAACGCAGAAAACACCACTACTAATGGTGACTATGGACGTGGTGTGTGGGAAGAAAGTAGCGGGTGGGGTACTCGTGGTCAGTTTGATCAAACGACCATGCCTCATGCGTTTATTTATTACAAGAACCAAAACGGTCTTACAAGGTTTACGTTTCAACCGTTTACTGGTTCTGCTTACACAGACGGTACAGTTTCATTTGACATTCCTGGTTGGACTAACCGTTTAGCTGGTGATGAAGATGAACTACCAGGACCATCGTTTGCTGAAAAAGCAATTAACGATATTGTGTTTTTCAAAAACCGTCTTGGCTTTGTAAGCGGTGAAAACGTCATTCTCAGTGAAGCTGGTTCTTATTACAATTTTTGGCAGCAGTCAGCTCTTCAAGTTGTAGACAGTGACACCATTGATTTGACAGCAGTTAGTAACGACGTTGCTGTGTTGAACTACGCGTTGCAGCAACAGGATGAACTTGTGTTGTTTTCTAACGAAAACCAGTTCCGTCTGTACTCTGGTGATAACGTTACGTTTAGTCCTGAGACTGCTTCTGTGGGTCGGATTAGCTCCATCAGTATGGAGTCGCGAGTTAAACCTAAACAGGTTGGACCGCAGGTAATTTTCCCTGTTAAAGAAGGCGACTTTACAGGTCTTCACACCTTCATTACTACTGACCGAACCGTTGGTATTAACCTTGGACAAACAGCAGTCATTACGGAAACTGTTCCTAAATACATTCCTAAGAATCTTGATTCTCTTGCTGTTAGTAGAACTGATCAATATCTTGTAGGACTGAGCAGCGATGAACCTTCTTCGTTGTTTGTGTATCAGTTCTTCTGGGAAGCATCAGGAGGCTCTTTAACCAACAGACAAAACGCTTGGCATAAATGGACCTTCCCTAACAAAAACATTCATTGGTGTGATTTTGTTGAAGGTACTCTTTATAGTTTGGTTCAATACGATAACAGTGGTACAGCTGAGTTTTATTTAGAAGGTTTGAACGCTTCTCGACCTCCTCAAGAAGCAAACGATCTTTATCTTCTTGATCGTCAAATCTCTAGTTCTATTACTACTGACATTGGTACAGCAACGTTTACTTACAACGCTGGTACTAACAAAACTACAGTCAACCTTCCTTACCGCACTACTAACGTTAGTCAGTTTATTATTCAAAAAGTTGATTCTTCAGATGCGTCAGAATCTCAAAAACGTTGGATTGTGGCTAACTCCGTGCCTGCTGGTGTTACTAGTTTTGTATGCGATAGCTTGGGAGATTTTTCAAATAGTTCTTGGATCTTTGGTGAGCAATATACGTTCACTTTTAGACCGCCTCAGCTTATGCCTTATAGCCGAACAGCGACCGATAACACTTTCATTGGTAACCGCACTGGTCGTTTACAGCTTCGGTATATGGATGTTTACTACAACGATGCCCGTTACTTTACAGTAGAAGTTACTCCTTACTACCGCGATAAAGTAACCTACGAGTTTGATCGTCGGGATCCTCTTAACGCAAACATTGTTGTAAGCGAAGAAGAACCTTTTGAAGAAGCTAAATTTAGAGCTTACATCCAAAGCAAAAACGATCAAGTTACAGTAGAACTAGTAAACTCAAGCATTGATCAAGCAAAGTTCATTGCTTTGGAATGGACTGGTTTGTATTTTGATGTTGCTAGGAAGTACGGCTAATGACAAACAGCTTTTTTGGTTTTGATGGTGGGCTTGATTTTGATTCTGGTCTTGGTTTAAACCCATCTGATTATGATCTTAATTTTGATACCTTTTCAGACATCTCTAACGAGCTAAACGTTCCGTTTGAAACTGGTTTTGATGTTGACCTTGGTTTAGGTATTGATTACAGGCAGTTTAATGACCTTTCAAACATTTTTGAACCTGTAGGTTTTACACCACAACAGCGACAAGATAAATCAGTAAAGCCTGGTAACGATCTGTTTAGCTTGCCATCTATTTTGAACATGGCAGGTGCAGCAATGAAAGCCTTTACAGCCGTTGAGCGTGACAAGTTTGAACGCCAAGAAGCTGAACGTCAAGATGCTGAAGCTAAAAAACGTTATTGGGCTCAAGTAGCAAACCAACAACAAGAAAACCTACGTAACTATGAGTATCAACTTGACTCTTATTACAAAGCTGCTGACTACGTAGAAAAGCGTCGTCAATACGAAGCACAACTACAAGAACAGCAAGCACAATACAAATCTGACGTAGCAGTTGCAGCTACTAATAATTTTGCACGTCAGCTTGCTGATCTTGAAGGTAGGTTTTACGAAGAAGAAGCTAGGGACACTATTGCGCTAGATAACCTACGCCTTGAAGCTGAAGCTAAAGCGGCTCGTGTTGCTTCTAAAGGACAGGCAGGTAGAACTGTTCAAGCTCTCAAGCAGCAGTACGACCAGCAGTATTTGGCAAACCTAAGCAACCGTCAAATTACTACTAAGTTTAGAGTTGCAGATAAACTAAGAGCTGGAGAAGCAGCAAACGTAGCTCGTGAAAACCAGATCAGCCAAGTTCGTTTCTACACCCCACAACCAATTGCTGACCCAGTAAAACCTTTAGCTCCTCTACCAATTCAAATTGCTGAGCCTGCTCCTACATCTAAACCCAGTTCGACTGCTTTAGGCATTAACCTTGGTTCTATTGCTTTAGAAGCTTTGAATAATTATCAGGCTATGCAGCCTCCTCAACCCCAACCGATTCAAGTAACGTCATGACCAGCAGTTTTGGTATTACGCCCCAACGTCAAATTCGTGATCTTGTAGCTACCCCCGAAGCACCAGTAGCGCTACCAAAACCTGTTGAGCCTGCTCAAACTCCTCAACGTGTTGGTGGTCAACTAATTTATGGTCGTCAGTTTCAACCTGATACTGCCACTGAGCAAAGCCTTCGAAGCATTGAAAACTTTTTAGCTAAAGGCGGTGTTTATGATCAAACTCAAAAAGGTGCGTTTGAAAACTATAAAGCTCAGAAAAAGCAAGAAGCGCTTAACCTCCTGTCTTCTGAAAGCAGGGCTTATCAAGACTCTTTAGATAACGCTAAAGAAACTCGTATCCTTCGAGATAACAATCAAGAAGCTTTAGCACGTCAAAACCAGCTTCGTAACCCTTGGGTTAACTATTTCTACTACGACACTAAAGCTACTAACGCTGGGCGTTCTGTAGCTGTTGATCTAGGAATGTGGGGCAAGCAAAACGCAGACATGCTTGCTGAGCTGCCTGAAGATGATCGTGCAGCAGCCATTGCTGTTAAAACTAAAGAACTTCTTAATCCGTATGCAGACATTCCTAGTGCGTTTGTATCTGCAAAAATTGACCCTCAGATTAGTAACGTTCTTGTTGACATCAAAAAAGATGTTATTCAAAAAGCATATCAACGCAAAGTACTTACTGATTCACAAACAGCCGTTGATAAGTTTTATGGTGGGTTGAACCTTGGTGCTTCTTTAATTAAAGGTTCAGTAGGTTCTGCTCAAGGTATGTTGCTTGGTCAGCAACAAGTCCAACAAGGTTACAACGAAGCGTACAACTATTTTGTAAATGTTCGAGGATATACTGAAAAGCAATTCCACGAAGTTCTTTCTAGTGAGCTTGGTCGTTTGTTTATTGATAACGATAAAGATAGCTACAACGACATTGGTGAGGCTTATGGTTTTGTAAATATGGTCCGGTCTCTTGGTCAAATTAAGACTAAAGACGGTATTTCTCTTACAGATTTAAGAAACTCTAAAGGACAAACGTTTAGAGATATTCTTGAAGCTGGCGCTACACAAGCTTTAAAACGCAGTGAAACGTACCAAGCAGCTCTTGAACGTAACATTCAACGTAAAAAACGTGAATATTTTAAAGCGCTAACTACTGATTCAGTTACTTTTTACGCTAATAACCCTACTCCTACAGAAGCACAAATTACTGAACAAAGAACATTTGCTAAAGCAGGAAACTTAGAAGCAGCAAGTCTTGGGCTACTTCCAGAAGGTGTGTCTCTTGCTGAAGCAAACGAGCAAATAGACAAACTGTATCCATACCAAACCAAAGAACTTGGTCCTACTGATCAAGCACTTCTTGAAGCAGAAATTCAAGACCGTATTAATAACGGTGAAACTGAACTACCTGCAGATCTACGTGATCGACTTGAAGGTACTACTCTTTTAGGTAAAGCTATAACTGAGTTTGCTAATGCTGCTAGGCAAGCATCTAGTGTTGATTTTCAAGCACCTAAAAATCAAATTCTTAAAGATCTTGTAAATGGTCTTAAAGGTAATTTTCAACAAGATCCAGAGTATGCTAAAGCTTCTGGTTTAAAAGGCCAACCAAAAGAAATTGCTAAAGACAGCCTTAACACTGCTGTAACTCAAGCATCTCCACGTCTCCGCGCTGAAGCAAGCGCTTATGTAAATGAACAACTTCGACAAGCTGAACGTGCTGGTAAAGACATTTCTGACCCTAATGTTCAGTTTGAAATTCTTCAACGCGCACAGTCTGTCTTTTACGCACGACCCGAGTATAACGACGTAGACGCCTACTCAAACGTTACTACTGGACAACCTGCAACTGGACCAGCTCTTGGTAACGATAACGCTGCTCAAGGTGGTGGTACTACTAAACCTTGGAAAATTAACATTAACGATACTGACAACCGTCAAGCGTTTGCTTCTGTTGCTTCTCAAAAATTTGGCACTAATGTTGGTGCCATGCGTAATTATCTTAGAAACAATTTTGTTCTTAATCAAACTGAAATAGGAGAAGTAAACGCAGCACTTCAAACTGGCGACCCATCAAAACTTAGTAACAGCACTCGTCGTAGTCTTACTAATCTTCAAAGAGCGTTTAACAACAGAATTACAACCGAAGAGTTGGTTAAATTACAAACCAACAGGTTTTACAACCGTAAAACGTTCCCTGCTAATTTTGTACAAAACGCTCGTAAACTTCAAGAATCTTTGCGTGTTGCAAGCGCTAGCAGCGGAACAAAACCTCAAAACACTGCAATTATTATTACCAACTGGCATCACGGTCATTCTCAGAACCGAGCTGTTGATTTTGTTGTTGAACGTCAAAACGGTCAAATTGCAAACCCAATTCCTGCTCCGTTTAGTGGTCAAGTTGTTGAAGCTGGGCGTCAAGGTGGTTTTGGTTTAGCTGTTGTTATTAGAGCTTCTGCTGCTGGACCTGGCTATCAAAAAGGAGACCTAGTGCGTGTTGCACACCTAGCTACGTTAAAAGTTAAAGCAGGAGATCGCATTAATCGCGGAGCAGTGCTTGGTATATCTGGGGACGGTGTTGGTCCTTCTGATAGCCGCCCAGGTCGTTCAGGGACTGGTAAAGGCGCTAATGGCCATGTTCACATCCAGTTGTATCGTCCTGGAGGTGCTGACTGGGCTCACCAATACTCCCAAGAAGTGCAAAACACCTTTGTGCGTAGGTCGTATTTACCACTGTTTAGGGAATCTAGATAGCAATTTTTAGTTATATCGCTTAGTTTGGAGGAAGCGGATTTTATCTACTTCCTCTAATGCCTTATATTCCTCTTCGTGACGGTAGTTCACTTTTTATTGAAGACGAGCAAGAAGCTGAAAAGCGTTACAAAGAGGAGTGGGGATCACCTGCTCCTGAAGCACAACGACCTACTACTCCTACTCCTACTCAACCTACTAGCCAAAAGAAACCTGACGATAAAAACTTTTTACAACAAGCTGCTGATGTAGCAGGTAACATTGCTGGTTACGTTAACCCTGGCGTAGCCCTTGTTAACAAGTTAAGGGAAATGTCAGCCATCACTCTTCCGGGTGAAAAGATAGAAGGAGAAACACCTAGTGCTGGACAGGAACTTGGTAGTGCTTTAACAGAAGGTGCAAGAAAGATCATCAACGATCCTCTTGCTCTTGTTTCGATGATCTCTGCTGTTACAGAGCAACCAGGCGGTTATGGTGGTTACGCAACTGGTGGTACTGGACCTTTACTTCCTCCAAGCCCTGAAGAAGAAGAACGGGTTAATCGTCGTCGAGAGGCTGCTCAAGAAGCTCTACGTCGTACAGGTAAAGACCCTGAAGGCTTTAGTTACGGTGTGCGCCCTGACGTACCTATTGTGGGTCCGTTGCTTAGTAGCGATAGCGAGTTTGTCCAATCTTATCAACCTAAAACAGCAGTAGGTAAATTCTCTGCTTCTATTTTTGCTGCTATTGGTTTTGATCGAGGTGTTTCTAGTGTTGTAAAAGCTCCTACTACTGGTGTTGCTGGAGCTAGTCTTAAGCAAATTCTTGCAGATCGAAACCTTAAAGAAGGTTTAAAACAAAGTACTAAATTTGTTCTTAAAGAAGTTTTACCTGAATCTCTTCAAGATGCTATGTTCTTTGCTCCTGAGTACAACGGTGTACTTAGCAGTCAACTTGAAAAGATTAAAGAACTAGAAACAGAAGAAGAGCGGTTGCTAGCAATGGAAGCGTTGCTTGCTGAGACTGATGAAGACTTTGATTACGCCATTGAGCAACTTAATAACATTGCTGGTGGTGCAGGCTTTATGATTGCATTTCGTATAGTCCTTAAAGGAGGAAACGCTGCACTTAAAAAGATTAGAGCTGGTAAAACTACTGAACAAGCTATTGAAGAAGCAGTAGAAGAAATCGCGCCTATAACTAAATTAGAAGTTCAGTCTGCTGTTTTAAATCGAGCAGAAGTTGTTCTTGAAGAAAACATTGGTAACTCTACTGCTCGTGTTTATAACAAAATTGATGAAAACGTAGGTAGTGTTTCTACCTCCATGCGAGCTGGCGCAGAAGATTACCTACAAAAGCAAACTGATTTTGCACCTAAGCTTCGTCGTCTTGACCAAGAACTTAGCGAGATGCCTGATGTATCTGCTGATATTCAAAACATCACGCAACAAACGGATGCACTAAAAACACGTCTTAGCGTTAGCACTACTGAAGAGATTGCTGCTAAACGAGACATGATGGAAGCTCGTCTAGCTGCTTATGAAAACGAAATTAAACTAGACCCAGAGTGGATTAACAAAAGCACTGGTAGTGGCAAGCGTCGCGGTAAAAACCAAACCCGATATAACAACGCTCTTCGTGCCGCACAAGAACTGCAGGAACTTCAAGCACTAGAACTTAAGCGTCTACAACTTGAAAACTTTGAGTTGCTGCGTGCTGATAAAGCTGCTGAAATTGAGCAAGCTTCTCTTGGGTTTGTTACTAACACTATTGGTTTTAGAAACGCTCTCGACAGTGCTCGTATTCTCGTTAACAGCATTGAAGAAATTAACGCTGAACGTATTGGGTATCTAGAAGCTCGTAACAACGCTTTGTTTCAACAAAATCGTTTAGACGAAATTGACAAAGATTACACACTGCCAGGAGCTTTTGGTGAAGCTTATGAAGAGCTAAAAAACCTTCTTAATGCAGGTGAAGCAGCTCTTGTTTCTAACAACATTAATCCTGAATTTGTTCGTGATTTTGTTAAACGTGTTGATGACGTTCATAACAAAGTCATTGAAAACGGTGGTACTGCTCCTACGTTCCCTGAGCTGCCTCCTAACTTTGAAGAACTTGCAGCCCGTACAGAAGCTCCTAGAGCTGTTAGCGAGCCTACTGCAGAGGCTGTAGAGGCTAACGTCGAAGCTGCAGAAACTCTTGCACAACAGGCTCAACGTATTTGGGAAGAAGGTGAAGGACTTACTGCAGGTGCAAAAGCTACTCGTACTCCGTTCAACGAACTTGACGCAGAACAACAGCAGAAACTAATTGATTTGTATCTTGAGTCAGGTCAAATTAGTCCAAAGGCTCAGCTAGAACCTAAAGCTGCTGCTCCTATTCAAAACGTTGTTCCTGTCACTAAAACAGACGAAGGTGAAGTTGTCATTGACACTAACCTTCTTACGTCTCGACGTGTCGATGGAGAAGTATCTCCTGGTACTTCTGTAACTATTACTCCAGAAGAAGCAATTGTTCAAGCTAAGCGTGAACTACAACTAGGACAAAACCCAGCAGAAACTCTTGAAGCTCTTGAAGAGTTTACACAAGGTCAATCTAATAAATTTGATCTTTGGGATACTGTTTATAAAAAGACTGGATCTGAAGAAGCTGCAAATAAAGCTGTTCAAATTTTTAACACTAACTCTCGTAAATACACCAACAATCTTGAAAACGCCACTGCTGTTAAAGCAGTTTTTGACACCATTGAGCGTAAACCTATTCTTCCTGCTCAATACGCCACTGCTATTAGAAAACTCAGCACCTTCTTAACAGAAGGAAACTCTGAACTTCGTATGGCAGCTGCGTTTATTGAATCAGCAGAGTTTGGTAAGGAAATTCAAAACAACCTAAACAAAATTATGGTTCCTGTGTCAACGTTGGACAGCAACGCTGCACAAACACTTGCTTCTGCTCGGGATCTTAGAAAGATCATCCGTGGTGAAGAAATTGAAGGTCTTGATCGAGTTACAGCTCTTGAAGAGTTTGCAAGTAATTTTAAGGTGTTTAGTCTTAACGCTAAAGCACTAAACGAACTATTTAACGGTGTTGGTAACGCGCTGCGGTTGTTCTCTAAAAAGGCACGTTTAGAGTTTGATGTTAGAGATCCTAAAATCCTTTACACCCAACTTAACCAACAACTAGCTCAACTAGGTTCAACTGATGAGTTTGCAGATGCTGTTAGTAAGCAAGCTCAAAATTCAAAAATTGAATTTGATCAACGTATTGGTGAGTTCTTTGAAAAAGTTAAAAAAGGTGAAGAACTAACAGAAGACGAACTTGCTGGTTTTGAGAACCTTGTTGAAAAAGTTTATGAAGCTGGCGGTGATTTAGAAAAACTAGACGCCCTTGCTGTTACTAGTGACTCTGTGTTGGCTCGCCTCCAGATCGGTTCTCCTCTTAGTAACCCAGCAACTGTTGCTTCTATTCCTATTCAAGGTATTTCTGAAACAGCTCTTGAGTTGACTGGTCAATCTGTAAGTGGTCAAATTACTGGTCGTTTAGCTAAGTTTCTTGGTAAAACTGAGTTTGCTAAAGAAAGTCTTGATGAAGCCCGTCTGTCTCAAGATACTTTGCTTCAACTTCGGTTTTCTATTGGAGAAGCTCTTGATGCAACGTATAACCGTTTTGTTTACGGTAAAGCAATTACAGATCCAGCTCAAGCTGCTAACAACGCTTACGAACTACGTCGTAGTGGCGGTTTAAGGCGTGAAGAAGCAATTTCTCAAGATCTAGCTGCAAAGCAAGTTAAGATCCCATTTATGAACTACGTAATGGAGCGTAGTCAAGATAACGAGCAATTGTTTGACACAATTAATAAGGCTCGTGTTCTTACTAAAGTATTCCACGATTACTTTATGCCTGGCGAAGCTTGGGATAAACGTGGTCCTATTGGTAAATACATTCTTGGTGGATCTACTACTGCTCTTCGTAAACTTGGTGTTGGTAAAAAGAGTTATTATCCAAGCGGTGAAAACGTAAACCTTACTTTGTTTGGTCAGTTGTCAGCTACTGCTGACGAGCTGTCTACAGCACTTTTTGCTAACGCTCGTGTACGGGCTTTGGTTAATAGAGAAGTTGATGAGTTAATTTCTCAAAAAGTTATTGACCCAGCAGACCGTGGAAATGAAATTAAAAAGCGTTTGGTCAAAGAAACTTCAGATATGTATCAACCTGTAAAGGTTGGTTTTGATCAAAAAACTGTAGGCTACTCTGTTCTTGATTCTCAGATTCTTGAACTTACGAGAGCTGTCAACCTTACTGAAGAACTTACTGGTCCTCTTAAAAACGTTGAAGAAGCTGTAAATAGCCTTAGAAAAAGTAAAAACCCACAGTTAGCAGCTTTTGGGCGAGATGTATTTCCGTTCCTTGTTTCTCCAATTAACGGAATTAAACGAGCTGTAATGATTTCTTACGGCGGTGAAATTGCTCAAGCTGCTGTAGATACTGCTCGACTTGGTGCTAAAGCTCTTCCTGAACAAGTTCTTAATAGGCTTCCTGCTGATTGGAACAAAAACATTATTAACTTTGAAAGTAAGTATTTCAGCAAAGATCCAAAAGTTCGTGTGCGTGCTCAAGGTGCTTTGGCACTTTCAGTTGGTATCAACGCTATGGCTTGGTTCCTTGTTCGAGACGGTAACCAAGACATTACTGGTGGTCTTGAAAACACGTACCGAGAGACTACAGGGGCTCGTGATCCTTACACCATGAAAGTTGGGGATATGATGATCCCTTACCGTTACCTACCTCTTTTAGGCAACACTCTTGCGTTTCAAACAAACATTCGAGATCTTCAAGAGTTTGCCCCTGGTAAAGATACGTCTGATGTAATGGCTCTTAGTGTTGCTGCTCTTGCAACTACTATTCTTGAAGTGCCTGCTCTTGCTGGTTTTGAACGAATTAACAAAGCACTACAGTCTGCAGCAACAGGTGACGCAACTCGTATTCAAAAAATCCTTGCTGAGTCTGTAGCAAAAGTTGGTGATCCGTACCTCAACCTTAGAAAAGTGGTTACACAAGGAATTGATCCTCGTAAACCTGCAAGCCCTGGAACTCGTTATTCAGGTCAACAGTTCTATGAAACTGGTAAAACACTCAGTGAAACTTCTTCAAACTTGTTGGGCAGTATGACTGATACAGCCCTTGGAACGTTTGGGATGGCTGCTGAGTACACTGGTGTTGGAGCTTTGGCTGATGCTTTTGCAGCTGTTATTCGTGATGAGCCTGGGTTCCGTGAGGCTTCTCGTAAGGCTCTGTGGTACGGCAAGTCAGGTGAAACTGTTAACGCTAACCACGCTGGTAAGTGGTACCCACTACAAGCTGTGTTAGGTCGTTATTGGGCGTTCCCTGACAAGCTTGAAGACGACGTTGTAGCCAAAGAAATGGTTTACAACCTTATTTCCCCACCAAGAAATACTCTGTATGCTTCAGATGGGGTGACTATTAACGATTCAGTTCTTAACAGCTTTAATCATTTCCTTAACTCAGAATTTGAGTACTACGATGTTCCTACTCGCAAAGCCTATAAAGGAATTAATGGGTATTTGAAAGATCTTATTAACAGCGATCTTTATCAACAATATCCCAGCGTTGATTCTCCGTTTAAACAAACAAGTATGTTTGGTATTCAAGTTGGAGAAGGTGCTGATTGGGATCGCGATAACAATCAACGTAGGGTGATTCTTCAAGGTGAAGTTGATAGACTCATTAGTATCGCTAGGGAGCAGTTTCTCTTAGGTACTGTTGCTAATCAACGCTACAAAGCTCCTGAAGATTTGAAACGTCTTATCCAACAAAAACGCATGGCTGGAGAGTAAATGGCTTACGCATCAATTACATACACAAGTGCCTCAGGCACAACGTTTGCTTTAACAAACAGCGATGGTAACGCCATTGAATACCTTCGCCAAGATGACATTTCAGTCAGAGTCAACGGTACTCTGCAAACAATCACTACTGACTACACCTTTAACGCAGCAGGCACGGCTATTGTCCTTAACACGGCAGTAGCCAACGCCACTGTTGTTTTGTCACGTACTACATCTATTGAAGACGCAACAGTTAGCTTTACTGCTGGCTCAACTCTTACAGCACAAGACCTAAACAATTCAGATAAACAAAACAGATTTGCTCTGCAAGAGTTTTCTGATACTTATGACGCTCTTACTACTGGTACTGGCGATCTAAGTGTTCTTGATGGTTTTATTGGTGCTAACGAAGCTTGGTTATCAGACGACGCTCACGCTGCTACTACAGGAGCAATTGACGGTCAAATTGATACAAAAATTGACACAGCCCTAACTACTGATGTAGTTGGTGGTAACGCAATTACTGTTACTGACGACACTCCTGCTGCTGGTCAAATTACCATTGCTGTTACTGATGGTGAAATTGACACTTCAGAACTTGCAGATAGCAGTGTTACTGAGGTAAAGATTGCTAGTAACGCTGTAACCACTGTAAAAATTGGAGACGCTCAAGTTACCAACGCAAAGTTGGCTGATGCAGAACTACAAACTCTTGCAGGTATTGGTTCAGATCAAGCTAGTTCACTTGTTGCTCTTTCTAACGCAGAGATCCAAACTCTTGATGGTATTACAGCTTCCACAGCAGAGCTAAACCAGCTAGACGGTAACACTCTTACTAATTCTCCTACTTGGAGTTCTACTACAGAATATCCAACAGCAAACGCTATTAATAGTCGTATTGCATCGATTGTTGATTCTGTTGGTGGTTTTGTTGCTATTGAAGATGATCAAAGTTTTCCTGCAACAAACCCTGACCCTCAAGGCGATGCTGGTACGGTTGTAAGTATTGCAAACGCTGGTGGTCTTGTTGTTGATGCTTCTGGTGAAAGTACTACTGGTAGAACTACTACTTCAGATATTGTCACAATTACTGGGTTCCCTGCCAGTATGCAGAGTGAAACAGTTGCTGATGGTTTAGGGCTTCAAGTTCAAACTACTTCAACTGAACACACTTATACGTATCACAAATTAATTGCTAAGGAAGCTGACATTCTTCAACTTAGTGATGATATTAACGATTTTAACGCTCGGTATCGTGTAGGCCCTACTGATCCAACAGTAGATAACGATGAAGGTGATCTTTTCTATAACACCACTTCAGATGCTTTAAAAGCTTTTGACGGTACTGATTGGACTGTAGCTGCCACTGGTGTTGCTAGTAACGTTGG